TTGTTTAACCAACTTTCAGACGTACAGCCAATAAGCTTATCTGAAATGCCTCTACGGTATTTAAAATCCCCTAACGGTAGAATACTGTACGCTCTAAAAAGCTTTGCTATAAAACAGCTAGACATCATGCGTAGAGATTTCGCAGGACAGTTAAATAGAGGAAATTATAAAGAAGGTTTTACCAATATGGGTAACTATGCCATGAGCATAGGTTTGGCAGGAGGTGCTGTAGGAACTGCTAGGGATATACTACAAACTAAAGAGTTAAGACCAGAACAGTTTGACGATAAAGTGTTTGAAACTTGGATGTCTTTACTTTTCTTAAATAAGTATACAAGAGATAGATACTTAGCTGAAGGAGAAGTAGGACAAGCTGTTTTAGGTGTTGTAACTCCAGCTATTTTCAACATTGCAGATCAGGGCGGTAAAGCACTTCAAGATATATTATTTGAGGCTGAAAATGACCCTAAGAAGTTTAACGATGTTCTAAAAAACATACCAGTTATAGGTAAGTTAGGATACTACTGGTTGCTTGGGGGTGCAGAGAGGAAACTAGAACAAGAAAGAAAACAGGAAGAAAGAGATAGAAATAAAAAACTATATGGTGGTTAAACAAAAGGGGGCGCAAGGCCCCCTAAGTTTATATCTCGCAGACTCCAGCTACACAAGCTAACGTCTGAGTACCTTCGGTATTATCATCCTTCTCTTCAATGTCCCACTCAAACTCTTTGGGCATATCCTTGAGTAACTTCTGGTACGTCTTCTTGTCTATCTTCTGGTAAGGCGCTTGCTTGTACACATGCTCTGCTTCCGGTAGGAAACTAATACCACTAACGCTGTCAAAGTTCTCCCAGATCCACTGACAGACAGCATAGAAGTTATCGTCATTGTAGTAACAAGTCATAGAGGGCTTATGCTCACACCAGCTATCTTGATAGACCTTCCACAGCTTTAACTGTTCCATAGCTCCCATGCTTTCTACTGTCACAGCCTTCTCAGGAGCCTTCTGAGGGAAGCTGAACACCCAGTTAGATACGTTCATTACATCTTCTTCATGGGGGAAGCCTGCATCAATCATGGCTGTAGCCAGAGGGTCTTTCTTGTCTGCTCGCACAGTCCTAACGTAGTAGTCACTGAATCGGGGGTGAATACCGCTGGCACTGTCAGTCAACTGTGAGACAGTACCGGAGGGCTTGACGCAAGTAATAGCAGCGGACTGGTTAATACCTAACTTGTCTGCCCACTCTTTGTTAGTCTCCACTGCAATGCCTCTAAGAGTCCTCAGAAGCTTACCTGTAGCCTCTTCACCTGTAGACCCATTGGTCAGCTTACAGTCCATAATGCCAGTCATAGAGACACCCAGCAACGCTTCCTCTTCTGTGTTCTTCTTCCAGATGTTACGTAGGTAACGGAAGTCAGTAAGAGTAGCCTGTAGAGTCCCTAAGATAGTCGCTATGCGTACCTTCTCTTTGAGTGTCTGTGCTGTGTCGTCTTCCCGTACAATGACTTCAGACAGGTTACAGAACTGATAGGGGCGTAGGATAATCTCAGAGCAGGGGTTAGTCCCAAACTTGTGTGTAGCGTCTCTGCGTTCGTTACGTGCTGCTACCTTCTGTGCTGCAATACGACTAAAGATACCCCGCTCACCGGACTTAGAGTCATACAGACGCTTCATCTCAGAAGAGTACGTATCAAAGTCAGGCTTCTCAGAGTATACGGCACTGTTGTTTGCTAAGGCTCGCTGACCGTTTCCTAAGTACCACTCACCATTCTTAGCGTTAGCCATACGATTATCAGTAACATTACTTAGGCTAATGAGGGCTGACCTACGGACACCGCCTACAACTACAATGTCTGCAATCTTACACACTAAGTCATGACACTCCAGTGATGTTAGCTTACGTCCTGCTGCCCCTTTGAACATATCCACAGAGAAGTTAAACAAGTCAGCCAAAGGCTGTGGCCCACTGGCTCTGCCTCCAAATGTCTTCAGTCTAGCCCCTGCTGGCCTTACCTTAGTCAAGTCACACTTAGGAACCTTACCGGCGTAGAGGAGGCTTATAAGCTCTCTGAAGGCACTTGCCCAGCCTACCTTGCTGTCGGACACAACCACAGTGGACTCAGTGTCATGAAAGCTGTCAGCGATAACTGGTAGTTGATTCACATAGTCTCGCTCTACGCTGAACCCTACCCCTGTACCGTTGAGAAGAATGTACATAAGCTCGTCAAAGGATCTGGGGCTGTCTATGGGTAGGTAAGAACAATTGAAGGCTGCTACATTGTCTCGCTTCAATGCCGTACCTGCGGTCATCACACAGCGCATGGAAGGCATAACCTTCTGGCTGCTAATGGCATTGTAGAGTTCTTCAGCCTCTGTGTCAGTGATCTGCTCACGCTCAGTAAAGAAAGAGACGTAACGGTTTACTGTCTCCTCCCAGTCTTCTCTGCGCTGCTCTTCATCTAAGTAACGTGCGTATCTACTTTTGTGTATGTATTCTTGATATTGATCCATCAGAGTTCGTACTCCCCTCCAGTTATTAGCGATAGTTTTAATTGATCCAGCAAGAAGTACAATTCCAATGTGTCCATATTGGTAGAAATAACAATGTACTCGTCTGATTTAGCGATGCAGAAAGCATCCCTGTAGTCCTCTAAGTTTTCCTTCTGAGTTAAAGTTTCAAACACAACAGGCACAGGGACTTTATCCGTACTTGTCTTTTCACCAAAGTTTCCTTCAATTACTTTCATTCTGCTCCTGCCTGTTCTTCAACCATTTTGTTTAAATACCACTGAGCCTTCTGCAAGTCTTGTAGGCCATTCTTGTAGCGCCAACGGTGTAGGTACTTTAGCACATTACCCTCACAGTAGTCAACGATACCTTCTCCTAACTGCTGCTTAATGTAGTCAATGGCCTCCATGCCTCCCTGATTGTAATGAGGAGGTTTGTTCACTAAAATTGAATCCCATTCCTCTTTAGTCGCTAAGTCAATAGACATCTTCGTCCTCCTCTTCAATCGCCAACTCCTCAAACACTTCAAGTTTATTTATTACTCTGTTTTCAAAGGCATCTAATATGTCCTCTGCGCTTATGTCTAAGACTTCACAAAGCAGGTCTACATCGTACTCCTGTAGGATACGTTCTCTAAGCTCATCAATTAGCATTGGCATAGTCAATCAACTCTTGTGTAGTAGCGATGGTATAGTGCTTGAATCCTTCTTTATCACACCATTTACCCATTGTCATCTTAGCTCCTTTCCTCACTTTCTTGTTTGGATCTGACAGTAGAAAGACCAACTCTTGATCCTCCTCCAGACAGTCCCGTATTGATTTATATTTAAGTGTGTCTCCTTCTCTGAAGAACCCTTTACACTCAACCAACAGCCAGTCTTTGTACACAAAGTCAGGTTTGTAATTCCTGTGGGTTACGTAGGGTACGTCATACGGCTCATACTTCATGAACTTTCTCGGTAATGTCTCAGCGAACTTCTTCTCAAGCCCTGACCTGTACATACCGTATCTTGTCTTTTTAGAAGCCATCCGGTATCTCCGAAACAAAGGGTTCTCTAACAACCTTTGTCAGATACTTAGGCCCACTTGCATAGATAAAAGTACGTAAATCTGGGTAGCACTTGTCTCTGAATTGACAGTAAGAACAGCCAGTGGCGAGCTTTCTGTTTCCAGACTTACCGTCCGGTACATCTTCGTAGCAATACTCTTTAGGTTCAACACGCTTAACCATCTTCTTAACGTGCTTGACACGCTCAACGATATCACTTTTCAAGTGTTCATGCATTGGATCAGACTCATCGTCTAAGTCATGCTCACAGAATGTCAAGTGACCGTTGGCTTTATCCATAGCCAGCCATGCTATCTTACGCTCACCCTCTGAGTGTGCATAGGCTTTGATCTGGTCTACGTACCCAAAGGCATCGTCCTCAGGTACTCTACGATCCTTAAACTTCTTGAAGGCAAAGGTGCTTGCGGACTTAACGTCCGTCACTACACCGTCTATCTTGCAGTCCATGTGACCTACAACTCCCTCAACCTCACACCGTTTCTGTTCGCAGGTGACTTCATGACCAGAGGCTCTGGCAAGGAATAAGACCAACTCCTCTATGACATGCCCGTACAGGAACTTTACTAAGGTGTGAGGCTGCAATTCCTCACCTTCAGTACCGTGATACTGATTCCACAGATACCTGTCAGT